ATGACGTTGATGCCGACAAACTTAAGGACGCGATCCCACGCCTTGACAAACAATCTCGCCGGTTGAATGAGAGTCGCAGCCGCGCCATTTACTACGGCAACGAAACTGTGCCATCCGGCTTTCAATAACTCGAAGAAGTCCATGACTTTGCCGAATCCTTTCAGCATAACATTGATCACTTTCGTGGCAATATTGCCACCTTCGTTCATTCTAATGGCGAAAGCCTGGAACCGATTGGCCGCAACCTCGATGAACGGAGCAAGCTGGATCGCAATTCGTCTGGCAATGCCTGTGATCACTCGACCGGCACGGGTCATGGCGTCATTCGCCTCTTCAACCTGCCGCCCATCAATCGCGCTGAACTCGATCCCAAGTTTCTTTGTTTCCTTCCTTGCGTTCGGGATTGTCTTTGATCCCATCTCCCGGAATATTTCAGTCATCCTGACACCAGTACGTGAGAAAGCCGCATTCGCTATTGCGGCCGCATCCGCTTCATTCGCCGCGTTTTTAATCGCGTCAGCGACAATGGCAAGGGCTTGATCAGCGTTCGTGGTACGCTGTATGGCCTCCAGCATAGACTGGTCGTACTTCTGCAGGAAGGTAACAAATTGCCCTGTCCCCTGTCTTGCCTCACCCACTCGCTTGATCAATGCTTGCAGGGTTTGTTCCAACTTGCCCTGCTCGAACCCTGCCAGTTCCGCAGCATGTTGTAATGCGATTAGATTTTCCGTCTGAAAGCCAAGCACCCTGGACAGCTTGTTGGTCCGATCAATCGCCGAGAGTTGTTGTTTGACCAAAACGGATAGTGCGCCCACAGCAACGCCAGTAATGGCCGCGCCCCATCGGGTAATAGTACGAATATGACGGGACAGATCTTTACCGAACCGCCGAGCTATTTTCGTGGCCCGCTTGAAGCCTTTCTCGAAATTCCCTATCCGGGCCGTCAGGCTAACCGCGAGATTTGCTATCGTTGCCATAGAGTCTCTTCATAAGGGTTTGCGCCCGAACTGGGTCGTATTCAGTGGATTCCTGCTCTTGATCAAACACAGGCATGAAATCGGTTAACTTAAACTGGCCGCCTCCGCGTTTCTTTAGTCCAAACGCATTAGAGATAGTCAGGCAGGTTATGGCGTTTCGTATATCCGATCGTTCCTCTCCAAACGGCTCTAACTGGTAGTAGGCTTGCCATTCAAACAGCAGTTTCGGATCATGGCCGTCCAGCATTTCATCCGGATCGTAAAAGCCCAATTCCTTGGCAAGCCGGAACTGGAATCGCCTTACTGGACGGCCTGCAAGTTTTTTCTTAAATCATCCGCATCATCATTGAGGCCGGAGTGATCCAAAGCCGCCTCGACAAACTCTGTCAAGAACCCGATTGCTGCTTCATTCTTGACTTCCTCAAGTTGATCGTCTTTGTACAGCCTCTCCCCTTCTTGGTCACACAGACACGCGACAACCAGCATCGCGCCCACGTCTATGATCAGGGAAGGTTTACCCTCAACTTGCTGGAGCAGATCAATGATCTCCGCCGCCATCTTGCCGCCGCTCAATGTCCGTATATGGACTTTTTCGCCGAAGACTTCCTTTTCGGCTACTCGTTTACCCAGGCTCATGCGTAGGTCGGCCCGGTCTGTCCATCAAATTGGAAGGTAAAAGTTGCTGTCATCTTGTCTTCCATAGGGGTCTCTGAGGAACGTGAGATAAATGCGCCCGTGCCCGTCAGTGTTGAGTTATCGGGCCATGTGACCGTCGCCGTGTCCGTGTCTCCCAGGGGAGGCGGATCGGACGGATCGTAATTGATCTCAACCGTCAGTGCCGGAGGTTCTTTCAAGCTCCCGAATACCTTTGGCCGGTAACCCGTGGTGCTCATGTGTGCCATATCGATCACGGGGACTTCCTCGCCATCGATAGTGAATGATAATACTTCACCGTCATAATTACCCGAATCAGTGGTAAATTCAACGGTGGAGCCAGTGCCGACGCCTTCAGTCATGGTAGTCTCCTATAGTCGATGCCATATGATGTAGTCAATGCTACGCCTGTGTTTACCTATCTGGGATGCGTCCGCTGGATCAACGAAGTCATCCCGTTCTGAATCAATGCCCGATGAAAGCACTGATAAATTCTCTGTTCCAATATTTCCACGTTTCGATTCCAATGCATCCCTTAATGCATCAAAAACATTCTCAACGCTTAATGCCGAATCCCCGTATACATCAAACTGCACGCGTCTTGAGGCAAAATCCGAAGCGGCTGTCATGTGCCGGACGTGCTCCGATGAGACGTATTGATAGATTATATAGGGCCTTGTCGCGGTCTCCGGGGCCACGTCCGGATAGATTCGAGTGCTGACCAGAGTTGTGATCGCCGATATGCCGGTCAAATAGCTGTACAAGGCAGTCTTGAGGCTCACTTTCTGCCCTCTCGCTCAATCCCTGATCCAATATCCCTGCCAATGCTTTTGATTGAACTGGTTTTATACTCATCCACCGCAGGGCGGATAAAAGGATGGGCCTTAGCGCCTGCGTGACCAAATTCAACCGCATAAGGGTAGTAATATTTATCATTCGCACGTATTCCGAGTTCATCCCGTTTCGGATTCTCCGGGCCAAGGCGAATGAAGTTCCGCTTACTCGTAGATCGCACCTTTGTATTCTGATACGCCTGTAGCATGGTCCCAGAGTCTATCAATCCGAGTATCTTGATATTCGATACAATGCGTTTTTTGGTTTCCTTCGCTTCTTTCCTTAGTGCTTGACGCACAATCTTTTTCTGAGTCTTTCCGACCAGATTGGACAACCTCCTCTGTAACACCTCATCCCCAATCATGGATATATCAACTTGCATTCAAATCCTCCACGACCAGCAATTCCGTGGCCGGTTCGCCTTGCAGCGCGTTATCCGCCCATTGTATGTTGAATATCCGGTCATTCGCACAGTCGCGGCCCCTTAAAATCAGCCTCATGGAAGGGGTGATCCTAAGTCCCGAGATAGCCCTTATTCGGATCCTATGAGTTGCTGCTTGCATGATCTGATCACCGGATACCCTTTCACTGGCAGACAGTGGCCTGAGATCACAATACACATCCTGATTCTTGCACCATGAATCTGTCACGCCACCCATTGAATCCCTGCTCTGTGTCGTTTCCTGAAGTTCCATTTTGTATCGGGCCAATCCGGCCCTGACAGGTATCCGGCTCATAGTCCATAGGCCCGATGTTTGTCCAATGCCGAAGTAACGCCGAGAGGCAATTCCTGTGCCGATACACCGATAATCGTTGCCTCACGGTTAGAGTCCCAATGGGACAACAGTAACTTCATCGCCCGTTTGATCGCCGGGGGGACGCTGGAACGGGTTGATCCATAACCTGCTTTATAGATTATCTCAACCGCGTTTCGCTCATCGGCAACATCTGTCGGCCATTCCTGATCCTGCTTTCGGTAGATTCTGCCAGGCGTCGATGTCGTATCCACGCCATACACATCCGTGGATAGTGTTTGTTCTACTCCGTCATCATCCGTGTATTTCACGGATGTCACGCTGATCAAGTTGGATCTCGGCAAAGTAATAATATCCGTTGTATCACGAATGGTTGTGGCTACCGGAAAGCGATCCAGTTTCAGGGTAATAGTCTGCTCCAGGATGGCCAGATCAAGATAGTTCTCGCACCAGTCCCGCGCATCCTTTATCGCCTCCTGAATATCCTGATTATCATCATCATGGAGTATCCGTAGATGCCGCTTTGCATCATCAACCGTCAATGGCTCGACGGTCGGGCCTGTGGTAACTTTCCAGATCATCCCTTCCACCCGGTTTCATGGGGCTTAGGCTTGCCGTGATAACACGTCACAACAGAATTTTTCCTGTTTTTGTGCTTTTTGTAGCTCACAACATCGCCCTCTTTGAATGTGTCAGGGGTAAATCCGAGATGATCAACAATGAACTTCTGATCACCGGCATTCTTCCGGTATTTCTCCATATTCTTGTCAGGATCATTCTGGAACGCTTCATAGATATACTGATAATCCCCGTTCCATGCCATCACCCCTGATCCAAAAGGGCTCTTTGATTTGGGGTAATAGAAGTCCTTGATCATGGTAAATTCATCGCAGAACAATCGATCCAATGATCCTGTAATCACCGTATCCAGATCAAGATA